TCCTATGTTGACTCTGAAATGGGTTCAGAAGAAAGTGCTCGTATCGCAGCTGACAATGCTCTGGACACTCGTCTTGATTCTTTAGAGTTAGATCCTGTCACTAAATCGTACGTTGATAGCGCTGATGGTGCTATGGACATGCGATTGGATGCATTAGAACTTGACAGCGTAACTAAAACTTACGTTGATGGTGAAGTATCCGATTTACAAGGACAGATCACTCAAGAAATCAGCGACAGACAGTCAGCCGTAAGCTCAGAAGCTTCAGCTCGTCAATCCGCAGATAATGCGCTTGATACACGACTTGATAGCTTAGAAGCCGATCCTACTACTAAATCCTACGTCGATTCTAAGGTAACATTGTTACAATCTGAAGACTTGACGATGCTTAAGCTAGACGGTTCTAGAAATATGACCGGAGGCTTGGCTTTCACTGGTACCTCCAAAAATATTACTTGGGCTAGTGACGGTGGCGGTAACATCGGTGCCTCTGGAGCAAATCGACCAAGCAATGTCTACGTTAAAGACACTGTATACATCGGTGGCTTCATCAGTATTCAACAGAACATGGCTTGGGTAAGCGATGGATCTGGCGACATCGGAGCATCTGGAAACTTCCGACCAAACAACATCTACGCAAAAACGAGCGTAACATCATCCGGAAAAGCTGTGTTCACTCAGTCGAACGCTGCTAATCCTGGATATACGTTCGGCGGAGCTACTAACTTTGGTATGTATTACGATACAAACACGGTTGGTCTTTCCGCTCAAGGACAAGCAGCTCTAACCTGCACTGCTGGAACTGTAGCGGCTGTAAAACCGCTAGCTATGATGAGCGGTTACTCGCTGGTTCGAACAGCTGTGGCTGGAAACTTAACAGTAACATCCTCACACGGATTAATTGCTGTTACAGATACCGCTGCTGCTAGGGTAATCACGTTGCCTGCTGCAAACACTGTTACAAACAGACATTTCATCATTAAAGATGAAAGCGGCTCTGCAAGCGTGTCGAACTACATCCGAATTGCCCCTCAATCAGGTCAACTGATCGATGGACAAAGCAATTTCGAAATCGTAGTTCCTTATGAATCTGTTATCGTTTATTCAAACGGTACAAGCTGGTTCATAGTCTAACAAACAGGGGCCCTCACTGGCTTAGGCTGGTGGGGGCAACCCTTTTAAATTTTCAGGAGACTTATGTCTTATATAAAACCACAAGATCAAATACAAGATGGCGTAGTAAACCGATCCCCTACGGAAAACGCGGTATATGATGCTTTAGCCTTAAAAGCTGACACGAATCTCCAAAATCTTTCTTTTTCAGGCTTAGACGGCCAGGTTATCACGCTTGTTGCTGGTGTTCCAGCGTGGGCAGCCTTGCCAGCCTCGGGTGTCACTTCAGTAACAGCTAGCGCTCCATTAGCGTCTAGCGGTGGCACCACCCCTAATTTATCAATTTCCCAAGCAAGCGCGCTATCAGACGGATACCTATCCTCAGCTGATTGGACTACCTTTAACAATAAACAACCTGCCGGTAGTTATGCAAACGCATCGTTAAACAACTTATCGTCTCCGACGGCAATTAGCCAAGATTTGTCGTTCAATAAAGCAACGGCGGCCATAGTAAATGGTTCCGATGCCAAAGCCACGCAAGCTAACCATGATTTGACTATCAGGGCTGGAAACACAGGATCAAGTGTTGTAGGTGGAAATTTATATTTATACCCAGGCACATCGACTAATAACGGTGGAAGTATCTATTTAGATATTAGCGGTGGAACTACAAGTGCTACTAGACGTATTTATTTTATCGGTAGCGGAAGTACAACTGTTGCTGAATTTCAAACTAACGTTGCCAGATTTAATGCAAATTTAACTTTTGCAACAGATAACTCTAATACTATTGGAACTTTTACAGCTAATAGACCTTCCCAGGTATTTGCAGCTACACAGATGCAGATTGGTACTACGTCGGGGGTTTTGTCTGGTCTAGAGAAAACTGACGATAACGGAGCTGCTCCTGGTGCTTTAACTGTACGTGGTGGTAACGGAGCTAACTCATCCAACCCCAGAGGTACGAATCCAGGTGGAAACTTAACACTTCACGGGGGAGATCATGCTGGAGCTACAGGAACCCAAGGAACCCAGGCTGCTGGAAACGTTACTCTACGCGGTGGCGATAAAACTGCTGGGACTGGAAATGGTGGCAGTGTAACAATCTCCGGTGGGACTTCTGTTGGTGGTACTGCAGGATCTATCATTGCTAATACCGCTGGAGTTGAAAGACTACGAATTAAAAATGCTACGGAAGTAGTTGTAAACGATACCGGAGTTGATTTTGATTTTAGAGTAGAAGGGGATACAGATGCAAATCTAGTATTTGTAGATGCATCAGCTGATAAAGTTGGGATTGGTACTGCTACTCCCGCTGAAAAATTAGAAGTCTCTGGAAATATTAAAGTAACTAGTGGAGATGTTATTATTGCAACTGCTGGTGATGGTTTAAGCATTAAAGAAGGTAGTAATGCTAAAATGGGCGTTACAACCGCATTTCCTACAGGTAATCCAAACAGATTTACAGTATCCACAACTGCTATTACAGCTAATAGCCGTATATTTTTAACTATTCAGGACTACACTGGTGCACACAATCCATCTGTTAAAGTTTATTCTAGAGATGTAGGCGCTGGAAATTTTATTATCGAGGCAGGTGATAATAGCTTTAATGGTACTGTGGCTTGGATGCTTGTAGAGCCAGCATAATATGCAAAAGCTTAGTTCACTACTAGTATCGATTTTAGTAGTGTTTGCACCTGTAAAGGCCACACTTATTACGGTTATGGTGCTTACCGTAGCTGACTTGATTTCAGGCATAATGGCCGCTAGAAAGGAGCGGAAGAAAATAACGTCTTCCGGCTTAAAGCGTACCATCATTAAAACGACTGTGTATGAAGCCGTCATTATGCTGGGGTTTCTAACTGAAAGATACATGACAGGAGATGCTATTCCGGTTGTAAAGATTTTAGCCGGTTTTATAGGACTTACTGAGCTTAAGAGCGTTATGGAAAACATTGAGCGTATTTCCGGTATGTCTATAATCAAGCTACTTATCGACAGGCTGAATAGATCAGATAAAGAATGATCCCTTCCGAAAAAGCTGTTAATCTAATTAAAAAGTTCGAATCTTGCCGTTTAAAGGCCTACCAGGACTCTACAGGGATATGGACCATAGGCTGGGGTACTACCGGCGATGGCATTCAATTTGGGCTTACTATAACGCAAAAGACAGCCGATTATATGCTACTAGCCCACGTCCTAGAGGTAGGCTTGGATTTAACCGATTTATTCGGTAATAAGCTTAAACAGGATGAATTTGATGCCCTTACCTGTTTTGTCTATAATATAGGCATAGGGGCTTTTAAAAAGAGTACCATGTATAAGCTTTTAAAGGAAGGTAAGAAGTTTCAAGCTAGCCATGAGTTCAGTAAGTGGGTGTATGCTGGCGGAGAGAAACTCAATGGCTTGGTGAAGCGTAGAGAAGCAGAAAGAAAGCTATTCCTTGGGCTTGCTGATTAAAATAATAGCCTTTAGAACGGCACTGTGGCTAGCAATGCGGCTTTATAGCAGGTTCCTTCGTATATTTTTACATCGTCTTGGTAAACTATAATAACGCCGGGCCAAACAAAAACCATTTTAATCATTTTTAGCTCCACATAAAGCACTATACCTGTTTTCTTCTAATTTGTAAAACTTTTTTAAACAGGGTGCATCTGAGTAGATTTCACCGCATCTAGCGCTGGCCCTAATTAGAGCCTTTTCGTCGCTTGGGTCCCACCTTGGGGTTTGGTTTATCACTGACACTGGTTGGCATTGGATTTGACGTCCTGCACACCGAGCAGTAGTAACGTTTATCAGGACGAATATCATTACCTTGATTAACATGATCAGTTTCCTTTTTGCAATTTTTACATTTTATTTTCATATTAATTATTTACGTTTTTTCTTTCGTTTGATTTCAGAGCGGGGTTGCAACTCATCCATTAACTTTTGTAAGTCTTGAACTTCTTTTTTTTGGAAATGATATTGCTCAGAGATATAATCACCTATCTCATACCCTTGCACGATATAGCCGCAGCCTTGCAAGAAGTGAATGAACTCATCTACTGCTTCCTGCCAAGTAGCATCATCTGATACATACATTTGGATATAACTACCATCGTATCTTTTGTTTTTTAGTATCATTTGTTTTCTCCTTTTGGACACCAATGACTATGCGTAGTGCCACCGTAGCTTTCGCTTCCGCATTCACACGTTAATTGCTTATACGGAGAACTGTTTGCTTTTTCTTCCAAATAAACGTCGTAAGGATCTTGTAACATAAAAGCGTTAGGGTCTGCAAAATACAGGTTATAACAATCTAAGCACATTTCATACAAGTTCACCTTATTGATGCAACATGGTTTATTCTTCATTAGAATTTTACCTTATTGAAAAGTGCCATAAAATCATTAGCAAACACTTTTAACTTTTCCTCGCTGTATCCTCCAAAGTTATGGACATTTGTAGACATAATGTGACCAGAAGTGTCTTTATGACCGACGCCGACACAATGCGCAATTTCATGCCACATAACAGTCTTTACAATGTTGTTTCTAACAGATACAGGATATATAGTAATAATACAAGAATCATTGTAAACTGTAGCTAATCCAGCGTAACTACCTCTATCCTCTGAAGCTAATCTAACTACAATCTGAAATGGAAAAATTGAACGTGTGTCGCCTTGAAAAAAAACTACTGTTTCTGGTAAAAATTTATTAAGATCTTGGATAGCTAAAATCATTTGCATTGTTTCAGCTGCAGGAGTGGTAGAAACTATCTTAATCTTAGCAGGCCAAGTGAAGGTAAGATCGTCAGAATAACCGCAACTATTTAGAAACAACAAACAAGCTATAAAGAATCTCATATTATCTCCTTACTACAGAGCTAATGATTATGCCAGTCGCTATACCTCCAACAATTAACACCCAAGTAGGTGTTGTTCGTTTTGACTGCTCTAGCTCTTTCTTTAAAACTATAACAGATTTTTTTAAATTGTCAATAGCTTTGTCTTGGGCGTGAATTACTTCCTCACAGGCAGACAATGCTTTTTCACATTTCTGTTCATTTCCTAGACACAATTGTGACACTAGGAATACTATTAACAAATACTTACTCATTATTTAAATGCCCTAGTATAGTAATCTTAGCGCCGGGGGTTTTTACGATCATAAACCCTTCATTATTACCGTCATTGATATCTTTCATAAACAACCAACTAGCCAAATACCATGCATCTTTAGTTTCAGCAAACAAAATACCCACTACATGAAACTTCATAACATCTTCTCGCAAGTTACGTGGAGTGTCCATGCAATGATCGATTGCTTCAATCATCACTATTGGTAGACTTCTGTGCATTTTTGGCTTCATATGTCACCTAATCAATTGGTAGAATTTCTATTTTGTTTTTTCTTAATTTGTCCGTACACACATTCAACTGCTTTACAGCAATAGCCGCAATAAACAAAAGAATAGCGTAAATTATAATTATAGGCGTAAACCTCATTTTCTTTTAGCCTCTCTAAGTTTTTTCTTTTTTTCTTTAATGTTGTCAGAATCTTTCTTAATAGCTAAGTCAAGATCCTTTTCCATAAGCTTTAATTTAACTTCTTTAAGTTTATCGCCTTGTAGTTTAAAAGCTACAGCTAATATCCCAGCTACAGCTGCTAACGTAACGACAAGCCATTGAACAATAGTAAGTCTTATTTTTGATAACAACTTCATAATTTACCTGTCCACCTTCCTCGTTTGTTTAAGTGCATAGCTATCAGCGTGGGATTACCATTAATAACCACTCCGCAGCTTAGAATCGGCTTTTTACGCATATGCTTTCCATACTCAAATGCGTATGCGTCTTTATCAATCCCAGACCCTACATTCATACCAAACAACAGTACCTGAGAATTGGCCCAGAACAGTACACCGGCGTCTGCATGCAAGTGACCAATAACGCATGACTTAAGCTCATCCTTAGCGGCGTTTATAGCTCCCTGTACTCCAGAATACCCTAGACCATGTTTATATATAACATTATCCACTTCAGCCTTATCGACCCATTTCCAGCCTTTTGGGGCTTTCATAAAATCCCTGTACTCACGTAAGTAAGCCCTAGGAATGCCGTGTTTTAGAGCTCTTCTGAAGATTCGCTCATCATGGTTACCTTTGCACACAAGCATACTAGGAAATGCTTTATAAAAAGGCGTAAGCTGTTTAATAGCTTGTTGAAGCTCTTGTCCAGCACTAAAACCATCTGGATCGTGATCCCAGTCCCCTAAAGCGTGGTGGTCTACGAGATCGCCGACATGAACAGTTAAAGTTGTACCATACTTCTTTTGTACGGCTTTTAAAAATCGCAAGTAATCTTGATGTATAAATGGTGCTTGCGTATCAGCTATCACTAATATTTTAGCCATTTTTATACTTCCTTCTTGCTACGTTTTCTTTTTTTGTTTTCTTTTCGTGGCAACTCAAACATAGGACTTTGAAGCCCAAGGAGTCGGTGAACAGTCTCTCGCAGTATTTGTCCCAACCTTCGAAGCCCTTTTTTATGTCCACTACGGGCTGGGTGTGATCTAACTGCTTTTCTTTTGAGGGCACTACTTTTTTGCATTTTTCGCATTTGTATTTTCCCCACTCGAGCCATGCTCGTTTAATTGCTACGTTACGCCAAGGCCACCTGTAACTTGCACGTCGTAGTGTGTTCTTAACGAACTGAAACCGATATTTATCGATATCATCTTTCGTATATTGATCGAACGGCTTTTTCGATTTCATGGTCTTCCTTCGGTTCACTCAACATTTTATTCCACTCACCTGTCCACCACATCGCTATATCCATCGGAACGCCGGCATCGTTTTTCAACGCGTTTAACAATCTTATCATAATTTGATGCCGTTGTCCATTGTTTACTGGAACTGTATTTGCCATTACATAGAAACAATCAAATACGCTTTTTCCTTGTTTTTGTCCAGTAGAAACAATTTGCATTTCTTCCCTTTTAAGTGGGGGAAGTGTAAGGATACTTCCTCTGTGCTCAGCGATGAGTACCTTTGGTTTCCCTGTTTTTTCATGGATCGTTCCCGGTATTCTGAACGGATGTAAATGGGTGTAGATCGAACTGTCGGCTTCTGGGAAGTGTTCTTTGACCCAGGCTTTATCGAGTAAGGGAAGTAAGTGGCTAGGAGGATGGCTGCGTAAGATCCCAAAATGCATACCACGGTTACCAGTGCTGTAACTAATATAATCATATCCCATCTCCTTTAACTTGCCATCGGCCCGTTTGGCGGCTTCGGGGTTGTCGAAGTCCATCCAGAGTCTTTTTGACCAGACAACACCCTTAAATCCCTTAACAGTTCCTGCCTGCTCAACCGCTTTTGCGGTCTCTGCCGTAACCTGGTAGAGAGACGAGAAGCCTTTAAGATCACTCTCACCGAGTACCAGGAAATTAGGCACAGCACCATAATCTGCGGTAGCAGAGTATAAACTAAAAGTGTAAGCCACATTACCACTCCTTATTGAAATAGTTGAGGAAAAGTGTTTCTAAGTTTTGCTTTTTTGTTGATAAGCAAATCCATATTTGAAGCATTTCCTTCTACTAGGTTAGGTTGAGTAATTAAAGGACATTTGTGAAACTGAACAGTAACAGCAAAAAATCCTAAGTCAACTCTTTGAGGTTCCGCATAACCTTGCAAAGATTTATCACAAGAAATAGTCACAACTTTATCCATAAAATTGTGATCAATAGCTTGAGTAGAACCCATCCAATAATCTGACTCGATAAGCTTGTTGTAAGAGTCTAATTCCATTTTAGAACGAATAGCAATCTTTTCGTTAATGTTATTAACAAAATTTAAGAGATACTGAGCCATGTTAATAAAACTTCCAGGAACGTCTCCGCCTACGTTGCCCACCCGAGCTTTATGGGTCATAATGACAGCAGAGTCCAGAGCATAACGTTTATCTAAATACTGGGAAATAACGAATCCCATACTAGCACTAAAAATACTAATAGTATGTATCGGGCGCTTTAAACTCTTAGCGGTCTCAATAATCATAAGACCGTCTTGAATACTACCGCCGGGGGTATTAAGTACTAAATAAAGCGGCTTTCCTGCTTTTAACTTAACGTCTTTTTCGAGAAGTCTTTTTTGCACTTCTGCTGCTGTGTCGCTAAAAATAGGTAAATTCAACTGAACTGTATTGTCTTCTGATAATTCAATAACGTCCCCTGATTGACTAGCTTTACAGGCCCCGCAGGACAGTAACATCGCGATCATTAACATTAGATTTTTCATTTGTTCTCCATTCTATTTACATTATAGCAAATGTGATTATTTAAGTCAATAACTATTCTTCCTCGTTTTTCAATCCGGCTAAAGTATTGAATGTCTTAGCCTCCGCTTTTATATTTACACACAATCCAAGTTGATCATTTAAAGTTCGGAGGGTGGACACGTATATTTGTTTGAGTCGTTCTGCTTGTTCTTTTGGAACTTGATTGCTGGTACTATCGTGACAGTCAAGTAAGATAGGCTTGATTTTAATGCCTTCTTCCTTACAACGCCCATAGATACTAAGCACCCATAGTATGAGTATGTCGTGCGCACTACTTTGTACAAATCTGTTAGGTAAGTCTTTATATTCCGGATCGGGTACACGTATTATCCTTCCTATGATATTGCGAAGATGACCGTCTTTACGATTAACTTCACGTAGTTGATAGTTAAACTTTCTTACAGCATCGAATTTACGCCAGTAAGCTTTTACATATTCGTCTGCTTGTTCGACAGTAGTTGGTATACCTTCTTTTGTAAGGTTTTTAGACACAGTGTGTTTAGTGCCTGTATATTGTACAGCAAGCTGAATAACTTTAGCAACTTTACGTTGTTTAGCAAATCTTTCTTTAACTTCAGAGGTAATAGGTATATTTGGGTTGTATCCGTAATGAAGCTCTTTGTCTGTCTTAAAAAGCTCTAAAGCTAAGTCAAGATAAATATCGCCTAGCCCGTCCCTGAAGACTTTGAGGAGGGAGGGGTCTTCGCTGTAGTGCGCGGTAACCGTGGGTTCAATTGCGGATAAGTCGGCGTGTACACCAACATATCCCTCGTCGCACTTAAGATTTTTAAGTATCGCTTTCTCGTCAAACGGAGCATTAAGTAGGTATGGCTTAAAACCTGAGAGACGATAAGATACAGTACCGCAAATGTTAAAGCCAGGGTGAAGCCGACTGTCTCTACAGCTTGACAAATAAGGTCCAGAGAAATTAGTAGATAACGTATTAGCTTTTTCATATTTTAAGTAAGCCTCCACAAAATTACCCTGGAGCCGTTTGATGCTATCCCCGTCCACACTAGGTTTGCCTCCTTCGGTAAAATTGAGGGGTGTGTGTCCGAGTTTTTCAAAAAATAGTTCTCTTTTATGTGCGTCAGAATTGAGGTTGAAACGTTCCCATTTTTCTGGATGATTCGCATACCAAGTTCTGTTGCTTTCCCGCTTATACTCGGTAATTCTACGATCTGCCCAGTCTTTTTCGAGTGATTGGATTTCATTCTTTAGCTCCTTCTGAAACCGAGACTTAGCTGCTTCTTTTGTTTTAAGAAGTCTCTGGTGAGACCTCTCAAGCCCAGGTACATCCACTGAAACGCCGCTATCGGTGTTGTTCTGCAACAAAATGTTGTATTTCATCATTTGTTCAAGCATCCACCAATAATCGTGTATATCAAAAAACGGTGACAACTTTTTATACAAAAGAATAGTAGAATAGGCATCCAATGCAGCATACTTAGCTAATACCTCAAGGTCGGCTAAGTGCATGTCTTCGCCTTTGCCCTTGCCCCCGTTAGCTTTAATATTACTTATTAATTCGGTATTGCCTCGCTGTTCCATATCTAATAGTTCCACCTGGGCGTCTTTAAGACCATAAGGCCTTGGGCCAGAAGGGGCAGAGGCCAGATGCCACATAATACGGGTATCGGCTTTCCAATAAGTCTCTACTTTATAATGTTTATCTAAGTGCGTTTTGTCGTAAGTGAAATTATGACCAACAAGATGGTAGTCCATAAGCATAGTGCCAAGACTGTCCGCAAGGTTTTTATCAGAAGCCTCAGTAAATATATTCTTTTCTTTGTCATAAACTTTTAATGGTATATAAATAGCGTTTATGCCATTGTTTGTTGTCTCTGCTGCAAGAGACACTCCTAAAATACAAGTAGGATGTGTTTCAATGTCACAGGCCATTAAGCCTTTCCATTGTGTAACAATACTAATAAATTCTTCTAATGTTGTTACTGTTTTGTATTTCATGTAAAAATGCCCCGTTTAAAGTCCGGGGCCACGACTATCGAGCCGATTTACATTCACGGCTATAAGCTATCAACCGATAGGGAATACAGCACGTACTCGCTTTGTGGGCTTTCCGAGATATTCCTCATCTACGAGATAGACAGCGACATTTGTTCCTGAAAGATTATAAGCGTCATTGCCTGCATCTTTAGGTGATCGTGGAATAGGAAATGCGTTAATAGCATCACTATCCAGACCAAAAGCTTGCAATCGTCGTTTCAAATTGCTCTCTCCGTACTTGGTTGGTTCCATAGTACCACTGTCAGAAAGCTTTGTCAATACAATATTTTCGTACACTGGACGTTGCAACCCTGCTACGGAATACTTAACTTCTACGCCAAAACTACCAGTCTTGTAAGACTTAGGCGTGAATGATTCCACAACAGCAGTGCGACGTTCACCGCGATCTGACGTAGCTTTGCTAAGCGGTACTTCTTTTGCAGCTGTTTTTGTACGAGTAG